GTTTTCAAGTATCACCAGGAGTCGAAGTAAAAGAAATCGACTTGACAAATGTAATACCTGCAGTATCTACCTCTATTGGTGGATATTCTGGATATTTTCGCTGGGGTCCAGTAAACGAAATTAATCTCGTAAGTTCTGAAAAAGAACTTGCAGGTATATTCGGTACACCGGACGCTGCTCACACACAATCGTTTTTAACTGCTGCATCATTCTTAAAGTATGGTTCAGCTCTTAAAGTAGTCCGCGCAGGTAATGCTGCACTAAAAAATGCATATGCAGGATCTTTTGAGACACCAACCGGAGGCATTCAGTCAATCACATTTGATGTTGCTCCAGAAGAATTCGAGAATCTAAGTGCTGCGGTTACACTAGCAGTGTCTCAAGCCATTGACGGTATTGGTACTGGGGCAGAGCTTACGCCGAGCTATAGTCCTTTCGCAGCTACGAACTTTGTTCCTGCTACTGCGATATATGAAGTCGAGTCACTCTCTGGCACACTAGCCTCGGGGGATTATTCAACTACAATTGAAGGCCAAACTCTTACTTTCTCGAGTGATGGTTCGGCTCTTACTGTCGGGACTAACGTCACCGGAGTTGATGGTACAGTAGCATCATTTAATGTTGATGAAGTGGTTGACGCTACTTATCCTCTCACTCTCACATGGGATGATGTAAACAGCGCAACTGCTGCTATTACGGCCGTCGCTCTTACATCTGGTAGTATACCTGATGGCTCTTATACATTAGCCATCCCAGGCAACACTGGCGCTGATCTTGAGTTTACTAGTGCTAGCAATGTGCTAACCATCACCACTAACACTGTCAGCTACGACGGAAGTACAACACCAGCACCAACAGCAATTGATTTAGTTGTTACTACTACTACATCTGTCGTAGTAACTGTTGCATACGCCCAAGAAAATGCAGTTGCAGATGGTGATGTTCTCAACCTAGTTTCTAGTGTGGATAGCCAACCATTTACTGTTACTTATGATGCAGTGAATGGTAATAGTGTCACATTGGGTGGTAATTTCATTCCCGAGTCTACATTTGGTGCCACATCGCTGACAGCCACAAACGCACTAAACTTCGAAGTTGGTAGCTTCACCATAAGTTATTCTGTTAGTCAAATTAATGTAACGCCAGGTCAAGATTACGATATCCCAACTATCACTGTTAGTGTCGATGGCACCGATATCGATCAAGGTGGACTATTAAACATCGATGAGGCTGAGAGTCTTGCTAATGAAGCAACGTTCATTCCGAATGCTGAAGCCTTCGAACTAGAAACAAATCTTCCTGGTCTGTTTTTCGCTAGATATGCTGGAGAAGTTGGTAATTCATTAAAAGTAACTGTTATTAATGCTAGCACATTCGGTGATGGTGGTGGAGTTGCCTCTTCGTTCGACTCAGCTCCTGAAGGTAGCGATATTCATATGGTTATCACACTCGACGACGAGGAAGTTGAAGCATGGTCTGACATGAGTATAACACCTGGTGCTAAACTTGACGACGGTACAAATAACTACTTCGCAGATGTTATTAATGCTAGATCAAATTGGTTCTATGTTGCTCGTCCATCACAAGCTTCTGCTCCTGCTACATACATCTTCCAAGATGGTGCAGATTGGGACGGAGTTCTTGATGCGTCTGACGTCACAAATGGTCTAGAGCTTTTCCGCGATGTTGAAACTGTAGATGTAAATCTTCTGTTCTCGATGGCTGATACTTCTGAGACTTTACTAATTGGAAAGGCTGTTCAAGATATTGCTGTTGATCGTAAAGATTGCGTAGCATTTGTATCTCCTACAATAGCTGCTTCTACACAAGGTACCGCTCAAAATCGACTTGACGACGTTACAGATCAAATCGACAACCTCACACGAGATACTGATGGTTCTTATGCTGTATACGACTCAACTGCGTTGTATGTATACAATAAGTATGCTGATACTTATTCTTGGATCCCAGCTTCTGGTCATATGGCCGGTCTCTGTGCCAAGACTGATGATCTTGCAGAACCTTGGTTCTCTCCAGCTGGATTGAATCGTGGTGGTCTTAGAGGCGTTACTAAACTTGGGTTTAATCCAAATAAGTCGCAACGTGATACTCTTTATAAGAAGGGTGTTAATCCAATCGCAAACTTCCCTGGTAACGGCATCGTTCTCTTCGGTGATAAGACTGTACAGTCTAAGCCAAGTGCGTTCGATCGTATCAATGTACGTAGATTGTTTATCGTTCTCGAAAAAGCAATTGCAACTGCAGCAAAATATCAACTGTTCGAACTGAATGATGAATTCACTCGTGCGATGTTCAGAAATATGACAGAGCCTTTCCTTCGGGATGTTAAAGGTCGCCGTGGTATTACTGACTTCTTGGTTGTATGCGATGAAACTAATAATACAGGTGAAGTGATTGACACTAACCGTTTTGTTGCTGACATCTACATCAAACCAGCTCGTTCGATTAACTTCATCACACTTAACTTCATTGCTACACGCACAGGAGTTGATTTCTCTGAAATCGTTGGTAAATAATTAACATTAAAAACTTAAAATAAAGGAAAAAAATTATGGCAACATTATCAGTAGATGATTTCAAAGCTAAGCTTATCGGAGGCGGCGCGCGCGCCAATCTCTTTAAGGTTATCATTAACAATCCGCCAGTAGGAGCCGGTCTTAATACCGAACTACTGTCGTTCACATGTAAGGGCGCTCAACTACCTGGTTCAGTAGTAGCACAAATCGACGTGCCTTTTCGCGGTAGACAATTAAAAGTTGCGGGTGACCGTACCTTCGAAAATTGGACTATTACAGCATACAATGAAGATAAGCAAGATGTTAGAAATTCATTCGAAAATTGGATGAATATCATTAACGACGTTAAAGAAAATTCTGGGGAGAAAAATCCTCGGAATTATCAAGCTGACCTAATTGTACAGCAACTTGATCGTCAAGGAAAAACAACTAAGGAGTATGATATCCGCGGTGCTTTCCCAGTAAACATCAGTGCAATTGACCTCGCGTACGACGCAAATGATGCGATCGAAGAGTTCACTGTTGAGTTTGCCTTTCAATATTGGCAGACAAAGGTAGCGAACTAA